GGTAGTCGAAGGTCGTGATGTCGGGAATGGTGCGAATGTAAACCTTATCGCCACCATTCTTGATCTCATTTTCGTGATCCGTATTACAGATTGCCGTTGCGATGGCGCTCATGTAATACTTTTTGAGAATTTTGGACGACCAGACCTCCGGCAAAAATTTACTGGTTCCAGCACTTGAATAATCAGGATGCCCTGCTACGCGGTTTAAACTCATCTTGTCCTCCTATATGGGGGCATCCCGGAGGCGAATACTAAAACAATGTTCCCTTCTGGATGGCGTTATCAAAGATAGCGTCCATCTGCGCTTCGGTTTTCCCGCCCCAATCGGCGGGGTTAAACTTATAGCGAGGGTTCATAAATTTTTCGTATTGCGCTTTCGTGACACCCGCTGGCACCGGCTTGACGGGGGGGATTCCCCCTCCTCTTGGCGGTGCTACGAATTTTTTTAATTTGTCCGGCTGGGGTTCAACATTCCCATCCGGTTCCTTTATTGACTCCTTGAAGTCGAGAAAGAACTTTGAAACGGTATCCGCGTCAAACTCTCTCGCCGCCTGTTGAAGCAGTTGAAGTTTAGTCGATCTGGTATAGGGAACCTGTTCCCCTAACCATTCGATAAACACGGGGTCTTTGTCGATAACTTTCCAGTCTGGAACTCCGGCAGTTCTCATCGCCATGTCAAAACGGTCTTGCTTTGAAAGCACGGTCTCGTTTTTCAGGTCTTTGATTTCCGCCGAACCACCCTCAAGTTCGCTTCGGAGTTTTTGGATTTCCACCTCATGTTTCTTTTCCATCTTCTTGATGAGTGTCGCAACTTCCGGGTAGGCCGTTGTTACGGCTTCTATATCCGGGTCAGTTACGGGTTCATCAATCTTGACGGGCTTCACCTTTTCAAGAGCGGTGATTCTCTCCTGAAGACTTGTGGCATAATCCTTCCATTGTCCAATCTCTGCGCTAAGACGAGGAACCTCGGCTTTGTACTTGCCTTCAAGAGTCTGATACTTCTGTTTGTAATCAGCAGTATCGCTCTTAACGGGTTCCTCTTTAACCACTACCTCTGCGACGGGGACTGGGGTCTCCGCTACTACCTCTACGGGTGTCTCTACTGGGGTCTCGACTGGGACTTCCGGTACTACTTCCGCTGCTGCCTCTACGACTGTTTCGGGGGCCGGTGTCGCGGTCTCCCCTGCTGGTACGGCCCCGGTAGGGGTCTCGTATGTTTCTTTCCATAATTCCTCCGCTGCCGCTTCCGCTTTCTCTAACTTCTTTTCCATGTAACTACTCATTTGTTCCTCCTGTGGGCCATTTAGGTCTCCACTATTTGCGGGGGCGGGTTATCCGTCTCCCCTATAAGCATTGTCGGGCAAAGAAAAAGGGCTGTACGAAGGTATGGCTCCATACAGCCCCTAATTCTTTCTTGCGTCCCTGCTTTCTCTGGCCGGAGAGTCAGGGAACCCGATTATCTATCTATCCGTGTTTCATCTTGCCAAGTGTTTTGGCAAGGTTCTTGCGTTTCTTCATTAAGGCACTATCTGTTGATTTCACTTTCAACTTACCCGCCGGTATTTTTTTACCAGCGGGGACCTTGAGTGCTTTGTGTAATGTTCCGGGGTGTTGGATGGCACCCGCGATCCATTTGGCCGCCATAATTACCTCCTGTTTAACTCTCGCAGAAATTGGCCACCGTAACGCCATCTGCGCCACCACCGTAAGTGATATTGGCATACACCGTGGTCTCCCCGGATATTACCGGAAGAGGGATACGATAGTTTCCGCTCGTAGAAATAACCAGAGTGTATGCTTTCAAAGCCGTCCCATCCAGGGACGTGTGTCTGTATTTATCCGTCGCGTGAAGGGAAGTATTCAGGACATCAAACGTGATTGTGATTCCCGTATCGCTCCCGCGCGTGTATTTGACATAGAGGACAACACCCTGACTCTGCTGTGTCTTGTAGGCGACAATGAAGTTAGGGTCGGTCCCACTTTTGGTTCCCGTTGAACTTGTCAGACTGTTGGCCGCCATGATCTATCCTCCTTTTTCCATACGTTTCGCATCTTTCGCGTTTTGTTCGTAATTGTGTGCTTCGTTTATGTATTTCAACAATTCATCCAATTCCATGTTCCGGCCCTGCCCTTTGATGGTGTTCTCCCCTGAAAAATTATTGTTTGCCAAACTTTGTTTGATTAGTGACTTCTCAATCCATCCGACAATTTCTTTCCAAAAGACATTACTCTCAAGGGTCAGAATAGCGCGGATTGTGTCAGGAGTGGGTTTAATCATCCAGCACCCCCGGCAACACCCGGAGAGGAGACCTCAAGACGAGGCCGGGAGGGAGAAAACTGCCTCGTATCGGTCCCCTGCACCGGGTTGCCTGCGTTATCCAGGGTTTCGGCATTGGGTTGGGGCGGTGCCGGTGGTTGGATCAACTGTTGCACGTTAATCGGCGGTGTCGGTCCCTCATCCAAATCAATCCCCAAACTCTTAGCCACGTCAAACAGCATCTTCCGGCGGTTTTCCGGTCCAATTAATTGAATATCCACCGGGTTTTGGGTATAATTCATAAACTCCGTCTTACGCATGGACTGTTGTTCTTTGGCGATCAGCGCAGAGGTTCCCTTAGCGGATAGTTTATAGTCTCCCATCAATCCGTAGATTTCAAAATTATCTAAAAGATAATCATAATGACGTTCAAGGGTCGGGACAATAAGATCGAGGTCGATGTTCCTGACAACCGATCTAATGCCCCTGGCGGCCTGTGTAATCAACTGAGACAACCCGGACGAGGTATTTCCCGCTCCCCCTACCGAAGTGTCTCCATGCGTCCACGCAGGCACGCCTGAGTGTTCGTCTGCGATCTTTGAGAAGGTATGATAGACGTTGGTAAGTTGATCCGTGACCATTGTGGGTTGATAAAAGTTGACCGCCTTGCTACCAGCCCCCATCTGTTCATCAGTCGTTAAGAATACTCTTAATGGCCATATTTTTCGTGAAGCGTTAGGTTCAAGGCGATCAACGTTCAAATCAATCATGGGGCCAGAACCGAATCCTATATTAGAGAGAATGTTTCTGGCACAGGCATTGCACACCTGTTGACAGTCTGCTATCAGTTCTGGGATGGGGGTGGCCCAGAAGGAATCGTTATTAGTTCTGAATCCAGTCATGGAGTAGGGTTTGCGGCCAAGTTTGTCGTAATACAGCATGGCCTTTATAATGTGTTTATTGATTACCCAGACGCACACCGGATAGTGATTAGCGGGGTCGGGGATGTCCTCTTCCGTCATGCCCCATTCAAGCAAATCTTCTCCTGAAGCCTCATCCCAAAGTTCAAGGCCATAGATGGTTTCCGCCTTTGCGTTTTCATCATCAATGTCCTGTCCCAAACCTTCAAGGGATTCAGACGAAAGATCAAGCCAGTCGCCCTTTAATTCCCCATCATTGAACTCTTTCAGGACGGCCCTTATTTCGTCTTCCTTAAAACCATCTACACCCATAAGTCCATGAAGTTGGCGGGGGGTGATGGTGATAACATCAAACAGATATCCATTGTCAATCCCCGTGGATCTTGGAGACGGGAAGATGGAAAACGGCGATCTGCGGTCGTATTGAGGGACGATTTTTTCCTCGATGGTCTTGGAAATCTTCCCTGTCATGGGGTCTTGATTGGTTCTTTTGACTCGTTCCTTGCGGAATATCGGCCCTTTTATAAAACCATTCTTAACGGCTACGATATCATCAATGGCCTGTTCGAGAGCCTTATAGAACCCGCCTTCGGTGAAGTGGTCATCTATCTGGTCTGCGACCTCTTCGGCCATCTGTTTTGCTTTTTTAATAATTGCCGCATGAACCTTAAGGTCGATTTCTTCCGACTGTTGCTGGATATAGGTTCTGAGCATTTCTGATGGGATTGACTGTCCCGTCTGTTGCGCCTGCGAAACCGCCATGTCAAGGAACTGTCTTACAACACCTTGGGTGATTTGCGCCTTTATCTGTGGGGGAAGTTCGGGAATGGGAGTGGGATCAACCGCGAAGATTCTCATTGATGGTTGGATTACAATGTCTTTAATCCATGCTATCCCGTTATAACATTTGGTATCGGTGACATTCAGGAAGATTTCGGGCTGTTCGACTGAACGGATGTCGGCAAGTTTTTCGGGGTCGTACTCGCCCTTTCTCTGCCGGACGTTCTTAAGCATTTGGAGTTCGACTTCAACCTTGGCTTCTTTAGCCGCCGTCCACTTCTCCATAATGTTTTTTATTAGAGAAGTTTCAATCTCTTCTGTGGACTTTTCGGCTTCTTGTTTGATTTTTTGTTTGTCGATTTCTGCTTGGGCAACTTCTTGGGCGGATAAAACCGGAAGTAATCCTTGATCCATCTCAAACCTCATGTTTGTATGGTTGTGTACATGTCTATACAGGATGTCTCCATATCACAAATCCGAGTTCCCCGCAACAAAAATATTTTTCTTACCACCACGCCCTTAATTTCGGCACCCTCTCTATTGTTTTCTATCTAACCTTAGATTTGTTAAATGTTCTTCGGAAGAAATAAAATCCAACTTCCAATTCAAATAAGAAATTAAATCCTTACTTAATGTTGCTCCAATGCAACCGGGAAATACACGACATCTATAAAAATCACCCTTTGTTAAATTAAAGTACCCACACTCAAAACACACATCTGATATATCCAAGACACTCATTATCTTTTCAAATCTTCCGTTGTCTATTTTCTTTAACTTATCCGTTAAATCACCCATATTCGTCCCTCCCCGCCGAGAACTTAATTAAAGTTTACGTTTCCTCGATATGTCTTTTAATGTTGTCGGGCAACTTATCAATATAATCCTCTAATTGTTTTCCACCCCCACCGTCTACGGGTATTATAGTAATAATTCTAACTATTTCTGCTAATTCATTAAGTGTTATGTCCTTTTTGGGCACAAATCTAATGTGTTTCATCTCCCCTCCTTACCACCACGACCTCAATTTTGGAACAACTTCCCCCGTTTCGCTGTTTCGTTTAACATCAAACGCCCCGATAACCAACGATAGTGACCTTACGGCATAATATTCCACTTCATCCGACAGATTCGCCTTGGAAAACATGGCTAACTGTGATCTGATAAGCGATTTTGGCGGAAAAGTCAGTCCATTTGATTGGACTAATGCCTTGATTTTCAGTAGAGAAGCCTCAAAATTGGATGATCTGGTACTTTTGAGACTCAAATCCGATCCCGTGTCTCTTTTCCACCTATTGAAATCACGAATGTAACTATGATAACGAGGTTCCAGCATGGCATAAATGGTTTTTGTGTACTTGGGAACATTTTGCAAGAATTCGTTTAGTTCCTTAAGTGTTTTCACCTCACATTCCTGATAGATTTGGTATCCTATTGAACCGGGGTCAAACGATTTGTCCTTTTCTGGGATCTTTTCGCCTATGGTGCAACAATATGCCGGATATCCCTTCTCCGGCCAGACCAGACCACCATAGATATGGCGAACGGAAATTGTCGGCGGTGTCATTTTTACATCATTTTCCATTCCAATCACAAATCTAACCCGTGAATAGAATAGTGAAATCTCATTCCATCAATCGAATACGGATAAAATTTCTTTAATTTCTTCAATGGAATGTTTTTCTCATAACCACACAGACTAAAATATTCAATCCCTGTTCCTTCTGGCTTTATAAAGTCAATACTAACAGGGAACCATCTCCCATATAACTTGAATATCTTCTTTATTTGCCGATTATTCATAAATTCCTCACATCAATTTCTAACATTGTCTGCACAACCCTTAGTAAGAGTAAAGATTCGTTTACATTTTCCGCATTTCCATCTAAACCAAAATACAGTATATAAGAAATGACGTTGAATTTTAATTAACCGTTTATTACAAAAAGGACACATTGGAAAATCCCCCTTATTACAACCGACATAGTGCATAATCCCTCCTCACATCAATTCCGGGAACATCATACCGCCACACATAATGACGGCTGAAAAGGCTTGTAAATCTTGTTGTGTTTTTGGAGATTCTCTGTTTTCCATAACGGATGTAGGTTTTTTAACGACCAACATCTTTTAAAATCAATATCTTCGGGTCTTTCAAAATTAAATACCGAAATCGGAACTATGTGATCTATATGCCATTCTCCATAGTTATCCCACGACATTCCTTCTAAAAATTGTTTTTCAAGATGTCTTTTTAATTGGTCAATATTATATCCAACAAGGTCACCCCATCGTCTGTTTCTTTTTGTTCCCCTTGTTATTGATTTTGATATAGATCCCCGTATGCTATTGTTTAGTCTATATTTAATGGTTTTGGTACTCGGTCTTGTTTTCCCTTGATAATAAGACCTGACTCTTTCCGGATGTTCCTTTATCCATCTTGCCGTACGTTGTTTACACCTTTCCGGATCTTTCCAATAAGCGGCCCGAGCCTTCTCTCTGTTTTTTTCTGGATTTTTTAAGTTATAAATCCGACAAGATTCTAATACTTTCTCTCTGTTTTTCTGATACCAATTTTTTCTCCATAAAGATATTGCTTCTTTGTTTTTTGCATCTCTATTAGAACGTTCCCTGGCAACACATTCCTTGCAATGATAATTCAAACCATCATTATTGCGAGTACTTTTATAATATTCGGTCACGTCTTTTTCCGTTTTACATCTACTGCATATCTTCATAAGTGCCTACATTAACTCGGGAAAATAAAACTCGGGACATCCCTGTAGCCCCATTACGAAATATGAAAAAGCGTGCCTGAAGTGATCGTCGCCCAATCTCAAATATGCGTATCTCTGACTCCCAGTCTCTTCATCCACTTCTAACCTTTTGGCGACATTGTGCATCTGAAGGGCAAACGTCCTTACCATATCCGACTGTCTCGGTAGAATAATGTTCTGTGTCGAGACAAGATTATGAGAGGCATCAAGTGTTTCTGTACGGTTCCCTTGTACGATCAGTTCTTTGTCGTTCCATTTTAGTGACCCCTTCTGGAACTCGTTATAGAAGTTCATATAGACCCTTCCCTTGTGTCTTTCGGCGAAGTTCCGGGCGAATTTGGTATTCGGCATGGCGTCCACGACACACCTTACGACTCTGAATCTTTTCATCAGGGCATCTAATTCAAACCAACCGCTTTCGTCTCCGGGGTTAGTGGAATCGTTTCCTTTGTGAATCCCCATATAGATAATCTCTCCGGAACGACTTTCGCTTGCCTTTCCTATGACGACATGAAGATTGTTCCCTTGATCCACTCCCATGAAGGTTCCTACGTCAGAACTGCTATCCATCCCTTTCGTTCCACAGCAATCCAAAACCTCCTGTACGGAAAGTCGGTTTTGGGCTTCCACATGGGCCACGCCGACCTTTAGGTTCATATAACTTGTTACGTTAGTCGTCGTGCGCCACATCTGGAGCATGGTTTCGGGGGTTGTAGTGCGAGACTGGGAAAAGAGTTGCGAATACTGCCGCCCCCTTCTTTCGGTGATCGAAGGTCTTTTGGCGACCCATTCCCCGATGGACGGGTTGAGTTCCGCATGACACTTCTCGCAAGCCCTTATGACCTTTCCCTTTACAGTAATCAGGCAGTCCGGGAAGGTGTCGATCAGGTTTGTGTAGTGATTGCACTTGGGACATTTTAAAAGCCAGTATCTCTGGTCGCTTGTCTGGAACAGTTTATCAATTCCGTAATCCGGCATGGTGGGGTTGGACAGGAAAAGACTTTCCCCTATGTCCGAATGCCCCATTCTCTCATTCGCCATATCGACAGCTTTTTGGGGAGCCTCGTCTAACTCATCGAAAACAATCAGGTCCACCGGGATTCCTTTCAATCCGATCCTCGACTGCATCCCCCTGAGATAGAGGTAACTATTCCAGATTTTCTTGATGTTTGCCGAATCGGTTTCTTTCAACCACGATCCAATGGTATCTGGGTTATCTTCAATCAGGGGATCAAGACGAGACTTGGAAAGGTCCGTAACGTCTGTCTTGGAAGGAAATAGGTAGAGGATGCCCCGGTACTTCCCGTATCTCGATCCATGTACAACCCGAAGAAGGGCTTTAGAGGTTAATCCTAACTGGGCGGCCTTCAGTTCAACCTGAAAGGGATGATTGTCGGCATAGGGTTCTATAAGGTATTCATGCTTCTTGAATTGAAATTCCCTGCCGTCAAGTAGGATTCGGTTGCTTAACGCCCAACTGCCGAGGTCTGGCTTATCTTCTTCGTTATAGAAAGCCGTGTCAATCGAGTTCAGTAGATTAGTGAAATACTCAGCTTTCTTTAGTTCGCCACGGGATGTCATTTATTATCCTTAAAACAAATCTGGAATTGCGGTCAGTTTAAGATCGGGATCTATTTCTAAGCGATAGAACGTATTCCCTATTCGTATCCAACGAGAACCTTTTGGAATGTTTTGCTCATCCAAAAGATTTTGTGTGTCCAAAACAACCCGTTGTGTGTCCTTGTCGATTTTTAGTTCGCCACGTGAGGTCATTAGTTGTCCATTTTGGTTATGCTTCGGATGTTTCGACGTTCTTTGAGTTTCTTGATAATTTGGTCTTTTAACACAGGATCGACCTGTCTCAGAAGCTCAATGATCTCCTCTTGGAACTCACTCACCATCGTGACGTTGTAAATGGTCTCAAAGATTTTCACCTGAAGTTCGATCTGTTTTCGGACCTCGCCGGAAATGGCGATGATGTTGGTCTGGATTTTCAGAATGTCGGGGACGCTCACCCCCGCGTAAGCAACCTTTAGTTTTTGGATCAGTTCGTTGTTTGTTGGGTCTTTCTTGACCTGTTTTTCCAACCTGTCGTATTCAATGACCAGCTTATCTTCTCGGTCAATTAATCTTTGGCTTCGTTTCAGTTCTTTTAGAACGTGTTCGTTCATCAGTTTTAACTGAGCCACAGTATCAATGTTCTGTCTTGACAGTTGCGACCCGCTGACATCGGGAACCCTGAGAAGCCTTCCTTCAACACGCTTCTTCATGTTCACGACAGCCATATACGTACAGCCGAAATGTCTGGCGATATCAGCCGCATTCTTGCCGTCTCGATACATCTGCATCATTACGTTTTCGTCTATCTTGATACCCATAAGACTCCTATTTCTTTTTCTTCTTTTTTAATGGAAGTCCTTTTTCTTTTGTCGATGCAAACTCATGTGCGTCCTTTTTTGACATCTTCTTTAGGCCCGCATTTCTCTTGTAAAGTTTCCCCGGCTCGTGTTCCGCGATTGCTATTGCCCTTCTTTGCTTCTTCGATACTGCTGGACTCATATTGTCCTCCTTTTTTAATGACCGCCGGGCGGAGTCACCTTTCGGCGTCGCTGCACCCGGCAGTCAAGTGGGTAGGCTTGGCCGACAATCTTCCCGGTGGGTAGTCCCGCCGGATCGGTTAAAACATGTTCCGTGATATCCCGTCATGTTATCCTATTTGAGCCACCCGCCATTCATTCCTCCGTCATCTTTCTCAACGTCCAGTCAATCAGTTTCTTCGCCCCGAATAAATAGGCGATCCCAAAAAGAATCGTCAAGCCGATCAAGGCCCAGAATCCCTTGGGACTGTCCGCCCATTTATCGCCAATCATAATCCCGGACCAAATCTGTAAGGACTCGTCGGTTTCAGCCCCTGGCCGTCCAATTGAATGGATTCCCTCTTGTCCTTTTTCAAAAGACCCAGTTCCTTCTCCAACATCAAAACCTTCGCCCTCAAAATCTTTATCACCACATCCTTGTCATCGGGTGGGACAGGTGGGACATCAACGACAGTCAAAACGGCGGTGGTGGGACAAGGTGGGACGGGTTTGCGCGACCGCCAAAGTTTTTTATAGGCCCTCTCCTCATCTTTAGTCCTTTTCTTCATCCTTCACTTTCCTCTCCAGCAAATACACCCTCTCCTCTATCCCATCAATCCTTAACGTAATCTCGTCCCTATGGAGATCCTTCAGTCTCTTCCGCCGCGCCCTCTGATAAAGTTTCATCGTTTCCCGATCCAACATAACTCACCTGTACCACCTTTACGGGTTTATGTCAACCCCTCATTTCCCACTATCTTCTCTCCAGCCATCTCCATCATTCTCAAAACACAGATCACACAAAAACCTGTTCCCCTTGCCTATCGGATTCCTCCCGCAACACGTGCATTTCGGCCTCTTCTTCCGCCTCCGAGAACACGCCCTCGACGGCTCCGGGTCCAGATCATATCGCTCCTTCGCCTTTATCCTGTTTACTATATTCCCACACTCCACATGGTACTTCTTCGACGCCCCCTTCAATGGCTTGTGGCAATATAAACAATCCATCTAATTGGACTCCATAATTATTACCCTATCAGGTTTACAGATTACCGTCAAGTGTTTTCTTTTGAGAAAAATTCCACCAAATATCCCCCAACAAACCCCTTCCTAAATACTCAACAATATCACACCCCAAATGCCATAGCCCCACGGGTGGAATACAAACCCTTTTTGGTTTGAGAAAAGTATGGGCGCATGTCGGGACGTAGGCAGAGCATGAATCGTCATCCGATAGCCACCCCTCGTCCCGACTGTGGGGGGTAGGGGGGGGTGCCCAGAACCGGCACTTGAAAGTTTACAAAACTCATCTTATAAGACATTGCTCTATCGTTATCAGTCATATCAGCGGCTTGCGTACATGATGAATATTACGGATCACTGACAAGGCTATATTATAGGGCGATCTGCCCATACTCTACTATTTCGATAGACTTAGTAGACATCATCTCTATTAAAAGGGTAGACATTAGATTGCGTAGGAGATCGTGGCACGATGTACCCTGTCCACTCCCCTTCTTTTTTGTTATCTTAACCCCTTGTGTTATCCTGGACGCAGTGGGCTGGCTGTTACTGCATACGCTTTGGGTGCTATCCTATATTGTTCATGTGTTCTTGTGTTATACTGAATCAACAGGGTTATAAACAGGGCGGGTCGTTTGTAGTTCAATGCTGTGTTGAATGGCGCAAAGTTATCAACAGAATTGGAGTTATCAACAGTATTTGTCTGTGATTTTCACGGTCTTTGGGGCATCTCTGGTGTTTTCACGGGTGATTTTCACAGATACAGCAGCTTTCAGCATCCATTAAAAACGTTGTCGATAATTCATTCCTTTATACTTCACACACTTACGGTTTATTTTGATTATTATGGTGATCTGGCATAGGCATTGCTACATATAAGGCAAAGGTAACAAACCGAAACCACTAACCGAGAGGGATGAAATGATTGCGACAGTAATAGAGATTTCGAACGAGAGGATTATTATCCGGGTCCGGCGCAGTGCAAAAAACGAAACCTTGTATTCGCGTCCCACTGACACAGACCTCCGGCCAGGCGACCGGATAGAGGTCGGAAGACAAACGAACAACCCCTATCCGTTATATGTACGTCGAGCAAAAACGGATTAAGAACCTAAACCACTAACAGGAGGGACAGACCATGGAAAAACACCGCGTTAGAACGTCACCATCGACGGACGGCAATCCAGCGCCTCACCGATTCGTAGAGCTGGAGGAAGATCGCTGGCTGGAGGTGAAAACAGATCCTACACATCATCAGATTGACAAACATCTGGAAGGAGAGAGAATAACAAAGTCATTTGATATCTGTTTTGCGGAAAGCGCCTTTCACCGAGGCATCATAAATAATTGGCATGACGCCGGCGAAATCGCCTAATCCCTTGACTCTGCGCTCCGCTGGGGCGCGGGGTGAACGGATTAAGAACCATAAACCCATAAACCAAAGGAGGGATGGGCCATGAAACGAGATGAGCGACGAATGCAGCGGGCAATCGATGAACTGATAAAAATCTGTGATGATGGAAATGCCACGGATGAACTCTGCCATATATTAGATCGATTGCGGCATTTAGAAATCTATTACTCTAACGCACCCCGGACAGACGGGGAGAAATGAGGGAGAAATGAAATCATCACACGCCACAGCAGCAGGAAACATCAAAAGGGAATTGCAGAAGGCATTTCCGGGCATCAAATTCAGCGTAAAAAGCAAATCATTTTCGATGGGTGACGATGTTACCGTAAACTGGGAACTGGGACCGACGACAAAAGAGGTTGATGCGATCATCGGCAAATATGAAATGGGGAACTTTGACGGCATGGAAGACCTTTACAATTATGACCATGATCCAAACCGTGAAGCATTTAGGAAAACACACGGCGAAACGAAATATGCAATGGCAAACCGTCACGTCCCGGATTATGTTTACGATCTTATCATCCGAGAGCTTTGCCAGCGTCAAGGCACTCCATTTGATGGTCCAATTCATAACATAAACATCATGGGCCAATGGGCGACTACATGGGTGCATCGGATCATGGGAAAGACATCCCTTCCGGCGGGTGCTGTCATTACGGGGCTGTCAAAAACTGATGTCACTTGTGGACAATGGGAAGATTTTTTCAAAGTGGAATATAAGGCCGCCTAATCATCATCCGGGCCGTCGCATCCTACACGCGGAGAGGAGGAATTATGAAGATGATTATCAGGGACTTAATATCGGATGTGCGATGCGCGGAGCGGGACAAAATGCCGGACTATGCCGATAGGTGCCGACAGGATATCGCGCGGATTTTCCCACTGCGGAACACTGGCCGGCAGAATCTCGACCGATGGGGCTGGCCGGAAATACTAAAAATAAAGGGGAGCGAATGATCGCACGGGCGGAGAAAGTGCTCAAACTAATTGAGGCGCAAGAGAGCGCGGAGAAGGGGAGAAAATGAAAATTGTAGAAGCGGAATCCGTAAGGGATTACATTGAGCGCTATTACAGAAAATCACGGCTAACACCCACACTATTAGATAGCTATGAAAAAGAATTTGCCGAGACAGGTTATGTTTGCACTGGTCGGCATGACAACATTACGGGGGAGTTTATCGCGTGGCCATTTTACCCCGAAAAGAGTAGTTTAACATCATAAAACTGGAGGATAAACAGAGAAATGAAAAAATCCTACACGATAAAGGACATGCCGGAGAAGTTGCATTGGGATCTGAAAATGCAGGCGATGGTCGAGCATAAAACCATGCAGGTGCTAATCATTGAAATTTTGACGAACTACCTGACCGAAAAAGCAGAAGGGAGGGGATGAAAATAATAACTGCGAGGAGCCGGGCTAACCACCCGGCTTTTTTATTACCCATCGAGCAGAGATTTTTTAATAATCTTAATTGCATGAGAGATCCGCCGCTGCATCGGTGAGATAGTCGAACCATGATAATCGGCAATCTCCCGGTATGACATGCGCAAGATCGCCCGCATCATTAAAGGTACCGCATAGTCAATAGGCAACTGCTGGATTATATTAATCAGCGTCCGCGTCCGGGGGTCTGCGATATTCTCAAGAATCGCGGTAGGGATATGTTCAGTTTTAATTGATTCGCGCTTGATAGATTTTCGCTGAATATCGATGTATTTTTTACATTTGAGACATTCTTTCTGGCCTCGTCCTTTATTCCATTTCGGGCAGTTTGAGCAGTCCATTAATTAATCCTTGTTTTTATTTTTGTATGACCCTTTTCTGATTCACAGATTTCACCGCCCATCTATGTTTTATCCTATCCTCGGCAAGGGTTTGATTTATGACGGATTCTTGCCCTTTTTTATATCCTCTTAAAAATTCAATCCGAACCAGACCCTTCTCCGATAAATCCTCGTATTCGTAGCAAGTTGGCTGCTCTTTCATCTTCGGAAATAACGGGCGGTGTTTCTCCAACCCATTCCTTTGGATGCGGTATCCCTGATCCTCCGCCGCTGTTTCGCGCTCGTTTTCCATCTTGTCCTCCATTCTTTAATGGAAATACCCCCTTCCAACCATTTGATATTGATTCATCTAATATCTCGTTTGGGTTTTGTCCTGTGGCTTTAAGTTTTTCAAGTTTGGTTATGATGGTCCTTAGGGCGTGTTCTGTGTCGGGTGCTTTTAGCTTTTTTCTAACTTCAAGGAAGGCGGTCCAGGTCTCTGGTTTTATCCATTCAGGGATCGCAATGTCTTTCTTTATATCTCTTATCTTATCTAATCTTATCTTATCTGCACAAGACGTCTCTATGACGGTGGTATTCTCTAAGCGCTTTCTTTCTCGATATTGTTGACTATTTTCTTTCCATTCCCTCTTCTTATTGACTGTGTATTGAACGTCTATTAAGACCTTATTGACGATGTATTGAAGGTCTATTGAATGTGTATTGAGCTTGTCTTGAAGGCTTGTTAAGGTTTTATAATGGACGTGTTTCAGAATTTGCGCCCTCGTTGGTTCATGTTCCAGCTCGGCGGTAAGGGCCATTATTTTGATCCATGCGGCAAACTCAGAATCTTTCAAATCGGAGTATTCTGCCAAGATGTGCTTATTCAAAACCTTAATCCAATCCATTTTTATTCCCGATCATACATAATCATGGCAAAATGACGCGCAAAGTGTCGCGATATTCCCGGTAGGGAATCAAACCGCACACAAGGCACTATAAATATGTTCCAGAGGATAAAACTTTTTTATGACCTCGATCTGTCCGCGCCTTTTGGGAAATTTCAATATCAGACCGCCGATGGTAGGTTGAGTATAGGGAAATTTCGCAGCTCCCTTAATGGGATGCCAGAAGCACCACGACGGAGCGATTATATTGATCCGTGTTTCGGTATCGACCCTGAAGCATTTATGATGATGCCCATAAATGATGATATCGGGATCATCTTCAATTTTTGATTTGATAGCTGAAAAATAGAGGCTGTTTCTGTCAAGCATTGTTGAACGGTATAACATTGCATCGCCGCCCTTATGTGTCGCCCATACAACATGACCAGTTTTTTTGATTTTCAGATTGGCGATATCGCCGCAAAATTCACCCTTCAGCTCTTTGGCAATATGTTGCTCACAATTTACATCAAGGGATGTGTGATATTTAGATCCAACAAGACCAAAATATTTCTTGCCCTGAATGTATGGCTTGATTAGTTTGACAGAAGCCATACATTGAATATCAATATCTGGCGACATTAGACACTTTCCAAATTCTTTTCGGTTATTTCCTTCAATAGATTCAGCAAGATTGAGGACATATTCGGCTTCTTTTGCTTCTCTGCTATTCCAAAAATCCCGCCAATATTCCAGTAAAATATTTTGATGGGTGGCAAGTTCAAGAATGTTTCCCTGCTCGTTTATTTTGAATTTTTCCGGCCATAGAGCCGCTACATGACCAACCTGCATATCTGCTACAACAGCCATCATACACATTTCGGATTCCTCACAGTTTTCATTAAGTTTTTGAAAGCCTCAAAATCTATTTCGCTGGTATTTTTCGGGAGTCGAATTCCAAGATCAAAACAATGACATTCTATCGCCTTTGGTGTTCTTGATTTCAAAACCATTGCCATTTTCCCGTAATCCATTTTCGTTTGAGCCATTTTCCTTAAAACATCTTCTTCTTCTGCGGTCCATCTAAGTGGCATTATAATAACCTCTTAAGTTCTTCGATTGAATGAAAAACGGGAATACCCCGTCTTATGGCTAAGGCAACTTCGTTATCGGCTCCCTTTGATTCGCCGGGGAGTCGCAGAATGGCATCGCAGACAATGACCCATTCCCGGTCAATCTTGATCCAATCGTCATAGGGTCTCGGATGCACTATATTATGGAAATGTAACAGAAGAGGAGTAAGGGGGCAAAATCCAGCATCAATTAACTCATTTGCGGCATCTATTTGCCGTTTGACATTAACAGAAGCATTTCCTTTGGTGTATGGTGACGCAATATAGATTTTCTTCATAATCCCCTCTCCAATTCTTGAATTATCTGATGCAAGAGTTTCCGTCTTTTTGTGCGTTTCGATTGCCAGAAGTCGAACAGCAGGTCGAAAATGTAGGCGTCGGCCATTGGCGGCAGCCAAATAGGCCGCTCCATGAAGCAACATTCATTACATCCGCCATACTCAACGCGGAAATACCGCCATCCATACAGTTCCGGAGCGAGAGCATCATAATTCATCACGCTTTCTTCCGTTAAAGAAACAGGCACAAATTTACTTTTGCTGGTATTTTTATCCATTGGATTCATCTTGAAATTTCTCCCATATAAAATCGGATGCGAGAGTCCAAAAATAACGCCCACAGAATCCACTGATTGCGGTCCGTAAATGCGGATCGGGAATTGCCTTTACATATTCGTCCTCTGTCATAGTAAATACCGATTCAGGATATGGACATTCCGGCCACCATTCAGGTTTTTCCATCACTTTTCTCCTTTTAATTCCCGAACGGGTATAATCACGACAATATTTCGTGAAAAGTGTCGGGATATTCCCGTGCGGGTACTTTTCCGCTACTTTGTCTCTTTTTTATCCCCTTTGTAGTGGAAAATGTCCTCGAAAATGTCCGCCCATCCGTCCGGTAAATCTGGCATACCTTCCGGCTTTTTTCCGGTAATGCAGATGCACAATTTGCCATTTGCGAATCCCGTACCCTGGCAGATAGGGCATTTAGTCTTTTCCATCATTTCCCTTTCACAATCGGTGGATAGATTGTCTCTATATTGAGTACGTTTGTACCCGTTTTGGGTACACCGGAAAACGTATCAATCCTCTTTCCGATTTCTTGAGACAGCCGATCCAGATGCAGTTTTGTCCTTTTTAGCTCACAGCGAAGGGCGGCGTTTTCATAACCCTTTTTCTCTTCATTCTTTTCATTCTGCTCCACAATCCCCCTAATCAACGGCACCCATCCGTCGGATCGTTTGTGTTTTAATACTTTGCCTTCCGCGATCTTTTCCGCGTTGACCATGACGATGTATTCATAGTCGGCAATGTCTTTGACCGTTTTGATATTACGAACATATACCGTCAGCATCTTCGTCTCCTATCGCGATACTTATTCGCCGCGTATCGTGCTTACTTCCGACCATGCCGAAATGCTCTGTTATGAACCAAAGAAGTTGCTGGAAGCATTCTATTTCTCCGTGTTCCTTGTTAATCTCTTCAAAAACCTGCTGGTGTTTGACAAGTTCCTCGCCCTCCTCGTTGTTCTCCCACCACTGGCAGGTATATCCGTTGTCCACCCTTTCAATTTCAATCATCTCTCCTCCGGCATGTTGACAATCCTTTTTAGGGTTTCGGCAAATTTATCTATATCTTCCGCATCTATGGCCCACCGTTCTGTTGAAAAAACGATATATGATCCACCGCCAGCATCCTCAGTAAAAACCTTAATTGATTGACCGTCATCCGGTGATTGACATGAATCTGAATTTTGGGAAAACTCATAGACGACGCCATAAAGTTCGACGCCTTTAATCCCCATGAAATTTGCCGCTTTTTTCGCCAACTTTTTCATTCCAACCTCACTCTTTGAAATCCAATTTATTGTCCCGGATCACCTGCATCAAACCTTCTGCTAATTGATTTATTGTTTCTTCCCCCTTTTCCCACCCCGTTAATCTTCCGCCATTAAAAACATTGTCGATAGCGTGTAATGTTTCATGGATGAACGTATGGAGAATGCTTTGGTCGTTCCTGTTGACATTAAATTCATCTTTCTGTGAGATTTTTATCGTCTGTCCGCCAGAATCATGCAGTCCATAATGGGGAAGAGAACTATCCGAAAATATATGAGGATAATAAATACGATAATCACGTCCGCCAACCTTTAACTTTTGGGGAATCTTCATAATTTCATCCTCTTGCCATCTCTCACAAACCAACAAACATCACCGTCACATTCACAGCCACCGATGCCGTGATATTTGAACCGTTCGCTGAAATATGCCTTCTCCTTCGGCGTGATCTCCTGATATGTCCTAACCGGCTCGGGGATGCAGAGGTGCCAATATAAAATCGCCCAGACGATGAGGATCGCAATTATGCCTGCTATTAATAAGGATTTGCGGGTCATGGGGCCTCCTGTGTTTTGAAAATAACGATCATGCTTGGAAATGGAGCCGGATTGACAGCACCCTTGAATTTTAGTCGCCCCTTAATGAAACGGATCTCGTTTGATTTCATGCAGTAGTCGTGAAACCATCGTGTATCTGTCCGAGCGGGAATTAGAAAGACGCATGTTTTGCCGTCTAAAAGACTTTCCATAAATCCTTTTGCCAACCACTTCCCAATCTCGTGGCCATAAGGCGGATTAACAAAGTTACTTTTTCCCCACTCAACACTTAGACCGTCCCAAACAGAATCTTTATGGCAAGGATCAAAATCAAAATGAAATTCATCATTAAGGGCGGAATAGACATCATCCGGCGTTTCCCAACAATGATTGGTGCTGGAAAACAGAACGCGGTTCATGCACCCTCCCCCTTCACCCGGTCGCGGACGGCTTCGGCTTCTGTGGCTGTTTCGACAAGAAGATTGTAAAGCGTAAATGCTAATTTCTGCCAGCGGTTAGAGAGATCATCAATCACATATCCATTATCTCTCATAATCGTTTGCGCTTGATCAATCTGTCCAATCGCCGTCTCACACACCGCCAAAAACTCCTTATTCTCCGCCCGGAGGCGGTCAACCTCCTCTGTCCATGCGTTTTTCATATCCCCGTCTCCTTGATGATGATGTCGTCGGTCTCGCGCTGGTGGCATTTCTCGATATAAGAAATGGCCTTTAAGAGTATCTCTTTTGATTCTCGGAAAAATCCCAACCCGGCGTTGCATTTATGGCATAATAGACCACGTACAATATTTGTTTCATGGCAATGATCTATGTGACAAAATCGATCAAATACGAAAGATTCTCCACAGATTCCACATTTCCCCGCTTGTCCGGCAACAAGGGAGTTATATTCTTCAAAAGACAAACCATATAAATGTCTCATCCTGACAAATTTACGTTTTTCCTTAGTATTCAGATTATATTTTATGCGGAATGCGCGTTTTCTGGCGGCAACTTCGGGATGTTTTACATATTTACGGTTTGCTAATAATTTACACTTTTTACACCAAGAGTCATAACCATCCCATTTTTGCTTACTTTTATAAAAATCAGAAAAAGATTTCGTTTCCTTACAAAGGGAACATTTTTTTTGGTCGGATTCAAAAATCTCCTTCCATTTTGCTCGTTTAGTGGCGGAAATTCCTTTGTATCTACATGAAGCCGAGCAATATTTGGCTGTTTTTTTACGGTAATCCCAAACATCAACAATCGCATTACAATAAGCGCAGACAATTTTAACCTTTTTCATTATGTTCCTTTTTGTGACAATCTTTACAGAGGGTTATCCATGAATCTGGATGCACCAAAAGCATCTCATACACAGTATCTATGAGTACGTCCCATAGTATTTCTTTGTCACGGTGATGGCATTCCACTTGGACCTCGTGTCCTTTCCGTTTTGATTGCTTGACACCGCAGACTTGACAGATGTAATGATCGCGTTTAAGGGCGGCGGAACGTTCCCGGCTTCTCAGGCTCAACTTCCGAAGCGCGGCCCGGACCTTTGATCGAGGAGTCGAGGGCAGACGTTTACCCATTTATCCCCCCGATAAATTGCGCCCCCGCCGGACCCTTGAGCCACCAGTCCATTTGCGTCGATGTGAAACAGAGATTCTTGCGTTTGATTTTGATTGCTTGTTCAAGGCGCTCGGCGGGTGGGATGATTTTCTCGCTCTGTTCGTATCGGATTTTCGAGCCGTGAGTCATTGCTTTGCGACCCAAGCCGAGTTTCTGCTTGCGAAGATTGACTGTGGACTTTACGCAGCCCATCGCGGCCATGATCTCCCGCGTCGTCTTGAATTCCCGGATAAGGTCATCCATGCGATCATAATCAATCGCATTTGCCTTGCGGAAAACGATCCCGCTTTTTTGCTTCCAATTATCGATGGTGCGATCCGAGACATGATACTTATAGGCGAGTTCTTTCGTAGTCATTTTAGCGGCAAGGCAAAGGAACGATTTTGGTATCGGCAATTTATTCAAATCCGTCTCCTCATTGCATGGAGATTTTTCATGGAACCTCTTAATTTGTGAGTAGATCCTTGGGGTCCAGATACAGGGCATCGGCAATCCGATTAAGTGTGGAGAGTGATGTAACGCGCCGCGACACAACCTTGCTATATGCTGAAGGTTTTAGTTTGGCGCGTCGTTCAATTTCAGCCTTAGACAGCCCCAGCCGTTCCCGTTCCCGTTCCATTTTTTCAATGTGTATTTTCAGCATGGTGGGTATATTGCGCCCTTTTTGAATCAATGTCAAGCGGAAAAAATAGACCATTCTACCCTTGAAAGATTGTCAAAGATTCCCCTTGACAAAACGGAAATTCTTTGATAGTCTGCAATCGCGATATGAAATCCCCCTCCTCCGAGAGGGGAGCTCTTTTATCCTGAAGGAGGCGTTATGAAATTCAAGATTAAAAATAGGTTTACCGGATCGGTTATCTTCTCACTGGAAACGGAATCATTGAAATTATGCATCGAAGCGGCTTGGAAAAGCCGGGCCGACCTGAGCGGGGCCAACCTGAGCGGGGCCTACCTGAGCGGGGCCTACCTGAGCGAGGCCGGCCTGAGCAGGGCCGACCTGAGCAGGGCCAACCTGAGCAGGGCCGACCTGAGCAAGGCCAACCTGAGCGGGGCCGACCTGAGCGAGGCCGACCTGAGCAGGGCCGACCTGAGCAGGGCCTACCTGAGCGGGGCCAACCTGAGCGGGGCCTACCTGAGCGGGGCCGACCTGAGCGGGGCCAACCTGAGCGGGGCCTACCTGAGCGGGGCCTACCTGAGCGGGGCCAACGGCATCAATAAAAATCTCTGCACGCCACTTTTGTTTCTCTCGGACCAGCCGAGGAAGATTAGAGCATACAAACTCGTTAATGCCGATATGGAGGGACCATATAACGGCGGAATTAAATACCAAAAAGGAAAAATTGCCAGTGTTGAGGATGCCAATACAGATGATACCAAACAATGCGCTGCCGGTATCAATATTTCAACGCTCGATTGGTGCATGAGGGAATGGCGAGAAGGATACAGAATATTGATCGTGGAATTTACCGCGAAGGACATAGCGGCAATCCCGATAGCGACGGACGGTAAGTTTCGAGTTCACCGTTGCAAAGTTGTCGGCGAGAAAGATTTGAAGGAGATCGGTTTGATACCCTCCGCCCAGCCGAGCCGGAAGGCGATGACAGCAACGGTCGAGGGGCGCAGTACCCCCCAGCTTGAGCGTCCGACAGGTAGAGGCAAGGCGCGCTGACACCTTTTAAGGATCATCAGCCGCAGACCTCAGAAAACCACCGGCGCATCGTGTAACCCGAAAGGGCGGGGGCGGCAACACTCTTTTCACAACATTTCGGAAAGGAGGAAACGGCATCATTTAATGGTTCTTTGGAAAAGGTTGTCGCGGCGGCGTGGATTAGGGAGAGCAGCCAGAACATACGGTCTTGCGAGAATTCCGGATAGTACCGCAGGAAGCGAACGGCCACATCGGTTCAAACCCGGTCCGGACAACCCCATCAATCGTAACGGATCGTCAACCGGGCCGGATGAATGGCGGCTCCGGCTCGGAAAGGAAAGAAGATGCCGAAATTTAAATGTACCAAATGTGGAGCGAAATACTACGGGTGGGCAACAAAGGACACCTGCGATTGCGGCGGGAAGCTGAAAGAGGTTAAGAAATAGGAGAGGATATGCCAACAGGATACACAGCAGAATTGATGGAAAAGGGGGAATCGTTCAATTCTTTTGTCCTTCATTGCGCTCGTGCTTTTGGAGCATTGGTAATGATGCGGGATGAACCCAAAGACGCTCCTATACCGGAGACGTTTAAACCAAGCGATTATTACATCAAGGCTCTTGCGAAAGCAAAGAAGGAACACAAAATTTTATCCACAATGACCAATGATGAAAAAATCGCTTTTGGAACTGCGGAAAAAGAGAAGAACACAAAACACCATATGGAATGGTTGGCAAAGGCCACAATGGAAAACGAACGCCTAACAGAAATGCAATCACTGGTAAGAGCATGGAAACCGCCCACAGGGGATCATCAAGGACTGAAAGATTTTATGCTCGATCAAATCAAAATCAGCATGAACAACCTTTCTTATACTGAAAGGGAAATTGCAAAAGATCAAGAAAAAAGTCCGATGGCCTTTTATGTTGCAGCGGTTTCGTCTGCTGAGTGGAATATAAAATATTATATCGAAGAAAACACCAAAGAAATTGAACGCTCGGAATCCCGGACAAAATGGGTGAATCAACTTCGGGCAAGTTTGGGTGAATAGGAGGCCCATCATGGACAGCAAAGGAACCATCCTCATGCCACTAAACGGAACGCTGGTAACGATGGAAAAGTATTATGAGGCAAAGAGGAATGGCCGGAAACACCGAAAGTCTCGACGTTGGATATGGTCCCTTGTCGGCATCGGCTTCATTCTGGCGACCATGTATCTGCTTCTGCGGTTGGACGATGTGGCCAGATGGGTGGCGGGAGGGTGAGATGAGCATCGGAACAGGTATTGCGATATGCGGTGTTTGGCTATTCTTAGGGTGTTGCGCCATTAGCAAGAGTATCACCGGAACCGGGATGTGGGTATCTGTTATTGTGGCTATTATCATTACCCTTGTTCTTAAATAGGTGACACATGACCGACCCCGTTGACATTGAGGAAATCACCGACGGTGCGTTGTTGGAAGATTTGGTAGCGGCATTCAAGCGCAAGCGCGATCCGGGGGAGTTTGAGGAATGGCCGTCAGACGAGCAGATGGAGATGCTTAAAAGAGGAGGCAAATGATGGAATTATGTCTGAATTATCAGAGGGAAGCTGCGGACAAGAATCTAACGATCTGGATACACGATGTTCCAAAAGGTTCAGCCACCACCATACATGAAAAGAAAGAAGAAGTGGGTACAAAACATTTAATTGTCGGCAACGTCGAGATTTACATTTTTGAGGAGGAAGCGGCATGAAGACCGTAATCATCAGGGCGATCAGGCGGTTTAGGCGGAGATTCCCGGTCAGTTTCCGACTTATTCGGGAAGGGAAGGAGCATGTTCATAAAAATCCGCCGAGGCGGGTGGTACTCGTTGAGATCGGAAGAGCACACGTCTGAACTCCAGTCACGAGACGATATCTCGTATGCCG